AAAGGCCCGCCGAGGGGCGGGCCTTATGGGTTGTTGAAGGCAGGCGGGCTAGAGGTTCTTGTCGCGGTAGCGCATTACGTCCTTGGCAACGCGTTCTGACGTGGCGCCGAATAGGTCGGCAAGAAGGGCAACCGAGATCAGACCGGCAGTTTCCTCGGTCGTCGCGCCCGGCTCGTCGTTCATGGCGATCCACGCAACCCCTTCGCGGTAGCTCGCGCGCTTCATAGCTCCACCTCTGCGCCGGAATAGTCGGCGTCGGGCCAGAGCCCCGCGCACATCGCGCGAAGCTCCTCCTTAGTGCGGGCGGTGGCGCAAACGTCGTGCGGGTGCTCGCGACCGGCGGCAAGCTGGCGCCGGAAGCGTTCTTGCCGCAGCGTCCACATTCCGTCCGGCTCCTGCCGCGCGTAGAGGTCGGCGCCCATTTACGCTACCTCGATCTTGATGAAGCCCTTCCGGCGATCCCACGAGAGATCGGCGTTCGCCTCGCTCGCCGGATAGCCGGCGGCGACGCAAGCCGCGACGAACTCGCCAACCGTCGCCCCGGCGCGATAGAGTGCGAACCGGGCGTGAGAGCGCGAGCCGGCTTTCTTCGGGTTCGCGACGACGCTCGCGATCTTCGCGGTCGGCGCGAGGCGCGAGCGGCTGACCGCCTTCGGCGCCGGGACGGTATCAACGCCCGTCCGGCGATCCTTCGGCTCGGTCGCCGGCATATCCTTGCGGGCCTTCGCGCGAGCCGCGTCGGCGTCCGCGTTTGTCTCGTTGCGGATCGCCTCGGCGTCCGCCGCCTTGCGGAGGCGCGCGAGGCCGGGACCGCCCTTGCCGGTCGTCGGCGAGAGCGGCGCGCGCATCGCCCACTCGGTTAGCGCCTTCGTCGGATCATCGGCCGCGAGGATCGCGTCGCCGTCGATCCCCTTCTCGGCCGCGACCTTGAGAAAGCGCTTGATCGCGTCGGCCTTGGTAGCCGAGCGCTTGAAGCCGCCGCCCGTGATAACGGCGGTGAGCTTCGCGATCTGGATGCTAGAGAGTTCGGTCATCGGTCTTTTCCTTCAATCAATCCCCCGGCTCGCTGCCGGTGAAACAATTCCTAAAGTGACGCCAGCCTGCTGGCAACACGTGAGTTGGAAAAAATCCAATGGCCGCCGAAGCCGCCGCGCCGACGCCGGATAAGGCCGGCTTGATCGAACTCGAAATGGCCGCTCGTCTCCTCATGGTGAGCGGCGAGCGCGTCCGCCAACTCGTCAAGGCCGGCTATATCGCCAAGCCGGCGGCCCGAGGCCGCTACAACCTCGTGGCGGTCGTTCAGGGCTATATCCGGTTCCTCAAGGACGAGGAGCGCCGCACGAGCAAGTCGGCCGCCGACAGTCGCGTTCGCGACGCCCGCGCCCGCGAGATCGAAATGCGCAACGACGAGCGCATGAGAAAGTTAATCCCCGCCGAGGATGCGACCGCCGCGCTCGACTATCTCGCCGGACAAGTCGGCGAGGCGTTGGGCAGCATCCCCGCGCGGGTAACGCGCGACATTGAGTTGCGGCGCACGATTGAGGCCGAGGTCAATGCCGCGAAGGAAACCATCGCCAAAGCGCTCGCCGCATCTGCCGATGTTGTTGAGAAGGGCGGCGACCTTCCTCACTCCAGCGCCACTGACTAATCCGGACGTGTGGGGCGCCGCCAATCGGACCTATCCCGCGTCGGCCGGCATCCCCGGCCCGCGCGATCCCGACCTTACGCGCTACATGATCCCGTTCGCCCGCAAGGTTCACGCCGGGCGGCATCGGCGCGTCGTCGGCGTCACTGCCGCGCAGAGCGGCAAGACCGACAACCTGCTCGATATCATCGGTGCCCGGCTCGATCAGCGCCCGGCGCCGATCCTCTACGTCGGCCCGTCCGACGAGTTCGTTGAGAGCCAGTTCGAGCCGCGCCTGATGGCGCTGTTCAATCAATCGACGGCGCTTTCCGAGAAGGTGCTGCGCGGGCGCCGGATGCGCCTCAAGCTCAAGAACGTCGCGGGCGTTCGCGTTCGCCTCGCCTCGGCAGGATCATCGACCGCGCTCAAGTCCGATCCCTTCGCGCTTGGCATCGTGGACGAATACGATGAAATGACCGCGAACATCAAAGGGCAGGGCGATCCCTTGGGGCTGGTCGAGGCGCGCGGCGAAACCTACGCGGATTTCGTGACGGCGGTTGTCTCGACGCCCTCGCAGGGCATCGTTGAAACAGAGGTCGATCCCGTCAACGGGCTCACCTTCTGGCGGATCGGCGACGCCGAGCAAATCCCGTCGCCGATCTGGCGACTATTCCAGCAGGGGACCCGGCACCATTTCGCGTGGCCGTGCCCGCACTGCGGCGAGTTCTTTATCCCGATGCGCTCGCAACTGCGCTGGCCGAAGGGTTCAACGCCCGCGCAAGCGAGGCGCGGCGCTTTCCTGCAATGCCCGCAGGGCTGCGCCGATCCGATCGAGGATCACCACAAACCCGAAATGATCGCGGCCGGCGTAATGATCGCGCCGGGGCAGACGATCGAGCAAGCAATTGCCGGCGAGGCCGAGCCCGAGAACTCAACATGGTCCTCGTGGACGAGCGGGCTTTGCAGCCCCTTCGTCTCGTGGGGCGAGCGCGCCGAGCGCCTCCTCAACGCCCAACTCTCGGGCGAGGAGGACAAGGTTCAGACGGTCGTCAACGCGGGCTTCGGCGAACTCTATACGCCGGGGGCGGCGGGCGACCTTCCCGAGTGGAAGGCGATCGTTGAGCATCGCCAGCCCTATGCCCGATACAAGGCGCCGCTCGGCGTCCTTCGCGTCGTCGCCGGCGTTGACGTGCAAAAGCGATCGCTCGTCTACGTGATCCGGGGCTTCGGCTCGCGCGGCACGTCGTGGCTGATCGATTACGGATATCTCCTCGGGCCGACGAACGAGCCCGAGGTCTGGACCGACCTGACGCTCAAGATGACGGCGCCGATCGGCGGCCTGATGATCGAGAAGGTTTTTGTCGATAGCGGCTTCCGGCCCGACAAACCGGACGGCGGCGACGAGCACAAGGTCTACGAGTGGGCGCATCGCAACAGCTTCGTCGCGATGCCTACCAAGGGCCGGCAGACGCTCAACGGCGTTCCGTTCATCGTGAGCAAGATCGAGGTCAATCCCGAGGGCAAGCGCGCGCCCTACTCGATCGATCTCGTTCACATCAATACGGACTTTTTCAAAGGGCTCGTGCACTCGCGGGTCAAGACGCCGCTCGATGAGCCGGGCGCGTTCTTTCTATTCCGCGAGGACGACGATCCGAACGGGGACGGCTACGAGGATTATGCCCGGCAGCTTCTTAGCGAGGTCCGCGTCCTCGGCGACAAGTTCAAGCCCGAGTGGATCAAGCGGCAACGCGCGAACCACTTCCTCGACGCCGAAGCGCTCGCCGCTGCGGCCGCCTACATGCTGAACGTTCAGGCGATCCCCGAGGGGATCGAGCGCAAGGCCGAGCCGGCGGCGACGCCGGTCGCCGGGACGGCGATCGAGAAGGTCGTCGTCGCGCAGGCCGCGTCAATCCGCGATCGCTTCCGCAACATGGGAGCGTCGCGTCTTAGGAGGTAAGATGCGGGTTCCTCGCATTCCGCTGAAATCATCGCAGGCGGTCGCGACGGTTCCGGTGCCCGCGAACCACGCCTTCCGGCCAAGCCCTCGCGCGGGCTACATGCGCGACGGGCGGGGTACCGTGTTCAGCCAGTGGCTCCCGGCGCTCCGCTCAAGCCGCGACGACGTTACGTCCGCTTGGCAGCTTGCGGCCGCGCGCACGACGGAGCTTTGGCAGAATAGCGGCTGGATTTCCGGCATGATCGATCAGGCGACCGCCAACACGGTTGGCGGCGGCCTGCGGTTGCGCTCGATGCCCGAGAACGACCTTTTCGCTATGGACGAGGCCGCCGCGCAGAAGTGGCGCAAGCTGGTCGAGGCGCGGTGGGACTTGTGGTCGAGCAATCCGATGGACTGCGATATCGAGGGCCGGCTTACCGTCGCGCAGATGACCGAGAGCGCCTTCAAGTCGTGGATCGTCTACGGCGAAATTCTCTCCGAGGTCGTCTGGCGCCTTCGCCTCGGCAGCACGACCGGAACCAAGGTTCGGCTCCTCTCGCCGACGCGGCTCGTCAACAAGTCCGATCCGTTCACGCGGCTATTCTCGGGCGTCCGTACCAACGCGGACGGGATGCCGATCAGCTATATCGCCAAGCGCGAAAACCCGCTGCTCGGGACCGAGGAGTTTGAAGTCTCCGCGCGCGATCGGTGGGGCCGCCCGCGCGTGATCCACGTCTACATGGGCCAGCCCGGCCAGATGCGGGGCATCGGCATACTCGTGCCGATCCTCAAGGTAGCGAAGCAATTCGATCAGCTTGCCGACGCGACGCTGCTCGCTTCGATCATCCAGACGGTATTCGCCGCCTCAATCGAAAGCGAGGCCCCGACCGAGGAGGCGCTGCGCGGCCTCTTGAGCCCGCGCGAGCAAGCGCTCCTGATGGCCGAGGGCGGGGCGGCGTTCGATGCCTTTCAAGCCGCCCGCGAGGGATGGGGCGAGGGGCATCCGATCGATGTAGGGTTCGCCGGCCGGATCGCGCAGTTGTTCCCCGGCGAGAAGCTGAACTTCCATTCGCCGGAACAGCCGGCGACCGCCTACAAAGAGTTCTCGCTCCACTTGTTGCGGGAAATGGCGCGCTGCCTCGGCCTGACTTACGAGAGCGCGACGACCGACTACAGCGGCGCCACCTATTCTAGTGTCCGCGCGGCCGTGAACGAGATTTATTCGATCACGAAAGCGCGCCGGAAATTCCTGCTCTCGCCGTTCCTCCAGAAGATTTACGAGGCGTGGCTTGAGGAGGAGGTCGAGACGGAACGCATCGCGTTCCCCGGCGGGATCGACAACTTCGTCGCCAACCGGGCGGCGGCCTGCCGCGCTCGTTGGGCCGGCGAGCCGAAGCCCGTCGCGGACGATCTCAAGGCGGCGAAGTCGCACGAGCTTTACCGCAACATGGGCGTCATGTCGGACGACGATATCGCAACCGATCTCGGCCGCGATTGGGAGGACATTTACGCGCAGCGCGCGCGTGAAATGGAGGCCCGCAATACCTACGGCCTGCCGCACAACTTCTACCCGCAGTCTTTGACCGCGACCGAGCAGATCGAGAACGCGCCCGAGGAAGGCGAAGGGGAGGGCGGCGGTGGCACTGATACCTAGCATCGCGGCCGACCCTTGCGCCCGCCTCGTCGCGCTCCGTGAGCTCCGCGATACGGTGATGATCGGCGGGGCGGTAGTCGAGGCCGAGTTCGAGCAGGGCAACGGAACGCGGCGGCGGGTGCGATATACCGCCGCCAACATGGACCTGCTCGACCGCGAGATCATCGCGGCGACCGATGCCTGCGCGCTCGTGACCGGCATTGTCCGATCGTCGCGCTTCGCAATCGGAGGGCGTATGTCGTGAGCGGCAATCTCCTCCCCCTGATCGCGCAGCGGATCATCAATCGGCCGCTCCTGATCCACCCCTCGACGGCAGACACGCTTTACGCGCTGCTTGAGGGCCGGATCAACGCGGACGCCTTCGGCGCCGAAGCGGCGCCGCCTCGCCCCGACGCGAGCCGCTTCATCGGCTCAACGGATCGCGGCGAGGGCAATGGCAAGCGCCGCTACACGCGGTCGGCCGGAAAGACGGCGCTGATCACGATCGACGGATCGCTCGTCAATCGCGGCGCGTGGGTCGGGGCCGACTTCTGCACGGGCATGGTGTCCTATGAGGGCATCGGCGCGCAGATCGATGAGGTCGCGGCGGACGCCCGGCAGGGCTTCCTCGAAAACCTCGTCCTCGACATGAACAGCTTCGGCGGCGAGGCGACCGGCATGGCCGGGCTCGCGCAGAAAATCCGCTCGCTGCGGAAGTCGATGCACGTCGTCGCGGTAGTCAACGACGTAGCGGCCTCGGCCGGCTACGGCATCGTCAGCGCCGCCGACGAGATCGTTATCTCCTCAACCTCGATGGTCGGCTCGATCGGCGTCGTCATGTTGCACCTTGATCGCTCGGTCGAGTTGAGCGCCAAGGGCATCCGCCCGACGCTGATCCACGCCGGCGCCAAGAAGGTTGACGGACACCCCTTCGGGCCTCTGCCCGAGAACGTCCGCGCTGACATGCAGCGCGACGTACTGGCCTTCTACGATCAGTTCCTCGGAACCGTGGAAGCCGGGCGCGGCAAGGCGCGGTTGAGCGCCAAGAAGGCGCGCGAAACCGAGGCGGATACTTACATCGGGCAGGAGGCCGTAGCCGCCGGATTGGCGGATCGGATCGCCTCGCTCGATGAGGTTCTGGCCGAACTCTCCCGGCCGGCCAGATCGGCGGGCAAATCATCAAAGAAAGGACTGAAAATGGAACGTGAGGATTTGCCCGGCGCACAGGCGGGCATGGTTTCGCAGACGGCATTGCAGGCAGCGGTGCTTGCGGCCGAGGGCGACGGCAAGAAGGTCGGCTTTGCCGAGGGCGAGAAGTCCGGCGAGGCCAAGGGCGCCAAGGCAGAGCGCGATCGTATCAGCGCGATCCTCAACTCGGATGAGGGCAAAGCCCGCCCGGCGGCGGCGATGGCGCTGGCGTTGAGCGACGCGAACCTCTCGGCCGAGACGGCCAAGGCGACGCTCGCGACCCTGCCCAAGGACGCCCCGGCCGCGACGGCCGAGCAGCCCGGCGCCAAGACGCCGCCGATCGGCCAGCGCACCGACGCGCCCGAGATCGGCGCGAACGGCCCCGCGCCTGCGGCGCCCGATGCGGCCAAGGCCGGCTGGGGCAAGGCCGTCGCTTCCATCAACAAGCGCTTCGCCTAAGCGGCCCGCGCTGGATCATAAGGAACATCCAGAATGACCACGTTTACTGAGGGCCGTCACCCCGGCGAGTTCCTGATGAGCGAGGCCAACGGCTTCCGCTCGCGGGAAAAGGGGATCATCCTCTCGGGCTCGGGCATCGTCATCCCCGGCACCATCCTCGGCCTCGTTTCGGTCGGCGCCGCGTCGGTCGCGGCCAAGGCCGGCGGCAACACCGGCACCGGCCTCTTGACGATCGACGCAACGACCCCGCTTCTCGACGGCGTGATGCCCGGCGTTTATACCGTCCGCTGCATTACTGCCGCGACGGACGGCGGCACCTTCCGCGTTGAGGACCCGACCGGCGACGTTCTCGGCGACGTGGCGGTCGGCGCGACCTTCTCGGATGAGGTCAAGTTCGCGATCGCGGACGGCGGGACCGACTTCATCGTTGGCGACGGCTTCAACATCACGGTTGCGGTCGGCAGCAAGAAGTACGCCCCGAGCCCGAACGTTCTCGTTCAGGCGATCGCGGGCGCCGAGACGGCGGTTGCGATCAACCTCTACGGGGTGGACGCTACCGCTGCCGACGTTGAGGTCGCGGTCTTTGTCCGCGACATCGAGGTCAACAAGTCGAAGCTCGTCTACGAGAGCACCGTCAACGACGCGAACAAGAAGGCGCTCAAGATCGCGCAGCTTGCCGCAGTCGGCATCATCGCCCGGTAATCCCGGCCAACATCAACCTTTGCAGCATGAGAGGCCGCCGGGCGCGTAAGCCCGAGCGGCCGTCTCTGTGCGCATCGCAGCCAACGGAGAAAATCGGCGATGCTCGACATTTTTAATCAGGACGCGTTCAGCGTCACCTCGTTGTCCATGGTGGTCAACGAACTCAAGTATCGGCCGAACCGCCTCGGGCAGTTGGGCCTCTTTGAGACGGAAAGCGTCTCGACGCTCTCCGTCGCGATCGAGCGCATCGGCGATATCATCCAGCTTATCAAGCCGAGCCCGCGCGGCACGCTTGGCGAGCCGGTCGATAGCCCGAAGCGCACGATCGAGAACATCACGATCCCGCACTTCTCGCGGCCGTGGTCGGTCTACGCCGACGAGGTTCAGGGCGTCCGCGCGCTCGGCAGCGAGACGCAGCTTGAGACGGTTCAGGGCGTCGTCGCCCGCCGGATGGCGCAGAATACCAGCGACTTTGAGCTAACCGAGGAATATACCCGCCTCGGCGCAGTGACCGGCATCGTCACCTATGCGGACGGCTCGACGCTGAACCTCTACACCAAGTTCGGCATCGCGGTCCCCGACCCGATCGACTTCGATCTCGACAACGCTACGCCGGCTGACGGCGCGCTGTTGCTCAAGATGACGAGCACGATCCGGCTCGTCCGGCAGAAGCTCGGCGGCCTGAACTTCGACTACATTCACGCCTTCGTCGGGGACAACTTCTTCGACAAGCTGCTCACGCACAAAGAGGTCCGCGCGACCTACAATCACGACACGCAGTCGGAGTTCCTGCGCACGAGCTTTGTCGGCCCGAACCGCAGCAGCAGCAATCCGACGTTCCAGTTTGGGAACATCGTGTTCGAGAATTACGGCGCGATCGACGCCTCGGGCGACGGCGCCCTGCTCGGGATCGGCGCCGACGACGCGCGGTTCGTCCCGATGGGCGTTACCGGCCTGTTCCGGACCTACTATGGCCCGGCCGACTACATGGAGACCGTCAACACGGTCGGCCAGCGCCTCTATGCCAAGCAGCGGCCGGACGAGTGGGGCAAGTCGATCATGGGCGAAATGCAGTCGAACGCCCTCTCGATCTGCACGCGCCCCGGCATCCTGCTCAAGGGCACGCTGACCTAAGCGCCACCGTGAACGAAACGGCATTTCGCTGAAATCTCGTTTCGTTCCCTACTAGGGATAGATCATGCCCTCGCCCTTCGACGCTATCGACGTGGCTACGCAGGCTACCATCGACGGTATCTTTGGCGAGGGCATCCGCATCCGCCCGCAAGTGGGCGACGACTATTCCGGCGGCAATGACCCGGATCGGCCGGTTCGCGAGGGCGTTCGCGCGACGGTCGCGATCTCTCACATGGCCCCGCCGACCGATTATTCCGGGTCGCTCCGAAACGGCGCTGCGCTCGTTACGTTCGCGTCCGAAATCTGGATCGACGCAACCGCCTATGCCGCGCTCGGGTTCGAGTTGAAGCGCGGCGACTGGATCGAGCTTACCGATCCGAAGCGGGGCAGCCCGCCGCCGCGTCATATCGTTGCCTCGGTTCATCCGGGCGACAACGGCGACGTTCAGGTTCTCTTGGGGTAGGTCGGCGATGAGCCTTGTCGCGCTAGCTATTCGGATGGCGGCCCGGAAGGCGCTCAACAACGCGACTTTCGCTGGCGCGCGTATCTTCGACAGCGCCGTGATGCCGATCGATCAGATTGCAGGCAAAGAGCCGACGCCCTTCGTCTCGATCTCGACCGAGGACGAGACGAGCAAGCCATCGGGGCGCGATCTCAACAACGGCGACCGGCTGATTGATCTCGTCATCGAGATCGCGATCGGCGAGGTCGTAGAGCTTCCCGGCGAGGACGGCGAAGGCATTGCGATCCGCGACACCGACGCGACGCTCGAACTCGCCCTCGCGATCCTTACGCGGCAGATCAACGCGACGCTGTTCGGGTTGGGCGGCGGGGCGTGGGGCGAGGTCTTTCGCGCATTCGTCAAGACGATTGAGGAGTTCAACGGCCGCCGAGGAGTGCCGACCAAGGATGGGCAGCGCTTCGCCGCGCGCCAGTTGGCGTATCGCGTCCGCGCCTTTGCCGAGCCCGAGTTCGGGCCGGTTATCGCGGGCACGCCGTTCGATCGGTTTCTCGCGGTCGCCGAGGACGACGAAACGCTCGCGCCGGTTGTCGAGGTAATCCGCAACGCGATCGAGGGCCGCCCGATAGACTGGCCGGAGCTTTACACGGCAGCGGCCGTTGCCGGCGGCTACACCGAGGAGGAAGGGCAGAGCATCGGTATCGCACCGCTCGGCGGGCATGCGAGCGCGCCGGTCGAAGAAATGACCGTCGAGCCTTCGGGCGTCGTCATGGATCAGACGATGATCGATGAAGCGCTCCCGCCCGAGGAGGAGGAGGATGGCTAATCCGTTCCTCGATATCCTCGCCCGGATCGCCTCGCTTGAGGCGCGGATGGCCGGGCTATTCCGGCACGCGCCCGTCGCCGAGATCAACGCCGAGGAGCAATGGGTTCGCCTCGATCTCGGGGAGGGCGACGACGGCCCGCTCCTCTCGCCGAAAATTCCCTACGCGCAGATTGCCGGCGCGCTCAAGGTCCATACGCCGCCGAGCGTCGGGCAGAATATGACGATGTTTTCGCCGACCGGCGATCCGCGTCAGGCGGTCGCTCTGCCGATGACGTGGAGCGATCAGAACGTCAGCCCGAGCCAAAGCCCGGACGAGCACGTTCTAACCTTCGGCTCGGTCAAGGTGTGGGTCCGCTCGGATCATATCCGGATCGAGATTGGCGGCGTGGCGTGGAAGCTAAGCGGTGAGGGCTTCGCGCAAGCTGGCGGCAAGATGGGGCATGACGCGCTCGATGTAGGCTCGACGCACAAGCATCGAGACGTAACGCCGGGACCGGGGAACACGGGCATCCCGAACCCCGATGGCCCGGTGCCGTAGAGGGACACCTAGAAAAGGAAAATATCGAAATGAGGACTTTGCAGGAACTTCTTCACAGCCGCGCGGACGGCGTTGCCGCGAACGCGGTAATCGACACGCAGGCCGGACGCGTCCGTATCCTGTTCGGCGATGTCGGCAAGCACGGCCGCGTCGTCCTCGGCGTCGAGGGCAACAACGTGGTTGTCCTCGCCCCGACCGACCTGCGGCGAAATCCCAACGAGGAGGCAGACTTGGCAGCGGACGATCTGCGGCGTCGCATGACGCCGGACAATACTCAGCCGGGCACGGTGGCCCCGCCGAACGCCTTCGCGGTGAACGAGGCCCTTCAAGAGGGACAGGTCGCGGCCGAGCTTCGCGGCGGCAAGCTCTACGTCGGCGATCAGGAGATCGTTCTGCCGGTCGGCTACGGCGGCCCGGCTACCGATCTCTCGGGCGGGCAGACGATCGCCCGTCCCGGCTTTGCCGGCGGCGAGGTCGAGGCCGGCCTCGGCACCACGATCAACACGGTCGGCGGCCAGCCCGGCACCGGCGACGGGGGCGATGCCGACGAGGACGCCGACGAGTTCGATGAGGCCGGCTATCTCGCCGACAAGTCGGACGACTTCCGGGCCGGGTGGGACGCGAGCGCGACCCGCGAGGAGGGCGCGAACGTGCCCCCGGACGACGCCTCGGATGACTTCAAGGCCGGCTTCGCCGACTTCCTCAGTCGCGAGGAGCCCGAGGGCGACGAGGGCGACGACGCAACGGCGGCGAAGCCCGAGAAGGTCAAGGCCGACGACTACAGCCGCGACGATCTCGTTGCCCTCGCCAAGAAAGAGGGCGCCGAGCACGCGGCGAGCGCGACCAAGGCCGATCTCGCGAAGGCGATCAACGCGAAGCGCCGGGCAGACGCGAAAGCTGCGGCGCAGTAAGGACGCAACGACATGGCCCTCGACCCGAGTATCGATATTGATGCCGGGACGGGGGCCGATATCGCGGCGTGGCCGCACGTCCTGCAATCGCTCGACAAGATTTTTACTACGCGCTTCGGCGAGCGCGTCATGCGCGAGTGGTTCGGCTCGCTTGTTCCCGCCTTCCTCGGCGAGAACCTGAACGCGCCGACCGTTGTCGCTTTCTTCTCCGCCGTCAGCGCGGCGATTGAGCAATGGGAGCCGCGCTATCGGATCACGCTTCTCGTCCCTGAGAGCGTCGGGCGTGACGGTCGCCTTCGGGTCGCGATGGAGGGCGAGTATCGTCCTCGCGCGCTCCTCAATGACTTTACGCCCGAGGGTGCGCGCCGCGTCACTATCGTCGGGTCGGCCGGCGGGCTGACGCTAGAGGTTTAGGGATGGCGCAGATCAATCTCTCGGACCTGCCCGCGCCCCTCGTTGTCGAGCCGCTTTCGTTCGAGACGATCCTTGCCGCGATGCGCGTCGATCTCATCGCGCGCTTCCCCGCGATCGCGCCGACGCTTCAACTCGAAAGCGCGGTGGTCAATCATGTCTTGCAGGTCTGCGCGTATCGCGAGCTAATCCTACGCGCGCGGGTCAACGACGCGGCCCGGTCGGTGATACTCGCCTTCTCGACGGGCAGCGATCTCGATCAGATCGGGGCGACGTTCGGCGTCGCCCGCATGGTGATGACGCCGGCGACCGATGAAGCGCCCGCCGTAATGGAGGACGACGAGCGGTTTCGCCTTCGCGTTCAACTCGGGATCATCGCCTACAGCGTCGCCGGGCCGATCGAGGCGTATATCTTCCACGCCCTGACGGCGGACCCGACGATCCTCGACGCCGCCGTCAACAACCCGCATACGAACCGGATCGAGCTTACGATCCTATCAGCGACGGGGAGCGGGGCTGCGTCTGGCGATCAGCTTGAGGCGGTCGCCGACGCGCTCTCGCCCTATCGCGCCCGCCCGCTAACCGATGATCTCTCGGTCCGATCGGCGACGATCGTCACTCAGGCCGTCGTCGTCCGCCTGATCCTCCCGCTCGGCCCCTCGCCGGCAGTAATCCGCGAGCGGGCGCAGACAGCGATCCGGGCCTATGCCGACGAGCGGCATCGGATCGGCAAGGCGCTCCGCGTTGACGGTATTATCGCCGCTGCGCGAACAGCCGGAAGCGTCGAGCAAGCGATCGTTGAGGAGCCCGAAGCGGACGTTGATCCCGGCATCGCCGGGGCCGTCTATGTCCCGACCGTTACGGTCGTCTCGGAGATCGTGCCTTGACCGAAATTGCGTCGCTGCTACCGAGCAACCGAACCAAGTTCGAGGTTGCGATCGAGGCGGCGATCGGCGCCCGTATCGAGGCGATCCCCGTCCCGATCGCGGATATGGACGATCCGCAGGCGATCGTTTCGCCTGCGCTCCCCTTCCTCGCATGGGCGAGGACAGTCGGGGTATGGGACGATGCCTGGCCGCAATGGCGCAAGCGCCGCGCGGCCGAGCGGGCGATCTATCTTCGCCAGCGCGGGGGCACCCTTGAGGCGCTTGCGGGCTGGATCGACCTTCTCGGCGCCGAGGTCGTTGACGCGGTTGTGCCGCCCGCCGGTTGCTTTGCGACGCGGGGGCAGACGCGCGAGCAGCGCCTCGCCTTCCTCTCCCGCTTCGCGCAGTTGCGGATCACGCTCCGTCGCTCGCCGGGGCCGGGCGACGAGGGGACGTTCTACGCCTCGCCCTATCGCCCTACGCAGCCGGGGAGCTTCGTTGACGACGGCTATGCCGTCCCCGGCACCGCGCGCCAGCGTTACGGGCGAAGGGCGACGATCGTTGACAACGGCGTCACGACGGAAGTCCTTTGGTCGCTCGCCGGCAAGATCGAGGCGAGCGGGATTACGACGACGGTCGAGCGGATCGTCGTTCCCGGCATCGCGCGCGCGAGCGAGCCGTTCGTCGGATCGTTGTTCGTTGGCGCGTTCGCCGAGGAATACGAGACGACTTCCCGCATCCTGACCCTCGGGCCGGATCGCGCGCCGCGAACTAGCGGCCGCAATCCGCTCCTCTACCGCGAGGCGAACCCGCTTGAGGTTGTCGAGGTAACGCCCGATCGAGTATCGGAGCGGACGACGACGGCCGAACAACCGATGATGGTCGGCGGCCTAGTCGGGGACTTCGCCTATCAGAATACGGCGGCCGAGCGGTACTATGATCGGTTCTATCTCTTCGACGCCGCCCGCGTTCCTGCGCGGCAGACGGCGAGCTATGGAACGTTCGTCGGCTATAGCTGGGCGGCGATCACGCCGTTCAGCGCGGAGCTTCGGGTTCACTATCCGGGCGAGGCCCCGGAGAGGGACGCGCGCGTTTCCGGCTTCGTCGGGATGATCCCGGCGCCGAGTAGCGGGCGCCTTGAGCGGATCGGCAATGCCGTGCGGGTCGGGAAGGCTGCGCGGGACAAGGTGTATTTCACGGCGCAAACCAAGCGCCACCGGACGCTGAACGATATCATCCCGCTCGATGGGAGCTATCACTTCGGCGATCTCGTCAACATCGCAAGAGGATCACTATGACGCGCATTGCCCGGATCGTCGCCGACCAGCAGGTTACGCTCGATGACTTCCAGCATCTTGCCGAGGACCCGCGCGCGCTCGCCGATATCATCGGCCGGACCGCGATCGACGCGGGGCGCGGGTATTTCGGCGCGACCGTTACCAAGGTCGCGACGACGCGCGTCTCGATCGAAACTCCGCTCGGCCTCTACGACGCCGGCGCGATCTATACGCGAGACGCCGAGGAGACGATCGAGATCGACCTTCTCTCGGCCCTCCCGACGACCGGCAATCAGAAGATCGTCGCCCTCGTGATGAGCGGGCAGGAGATCGATGACGAAACCGAGGAGCGCGATTTCCGCGTCGGCGTCGTCAACAACGTCATCCAGACGGAGGCCCGCCCGACCGCGACCCGGCTCTATCGCCGGGCGGCGATCGCGACCGTTCAGAGCGCGGCGGCGCCGCAGCCGAGCCGGCCCGTAGTCGATAGCTCCCTGACGATTATCGCGTGGGTCACGCTCTCCTCGACGGAAGTCCTCTCGGTCGAACAGAACCTTGAGGCCCGGATCAATACGCTCCGCG